GCGGGGCGCCAAACGTACACTTCGGCGCCGGCCTGCTTGAGCGTGGCGAGCCAGGCTTGTTGACGGTCGGACAACTTGCCGATCGCGGACTTCAGCTCGGCAAAGATGACGCCCCGCTTGGGGTGGGCGAGAACCAGGTCGGGAAAGCCGGTGTCTCCGGCCTGCGCGGTGCGCCAGCGTCCTCGAGCGTTCTGCGCGGGTAGCGGGTGGAACACTTTCCAGCCGTGCCATCGGGCTACATCAATCACGACTTGTTGAAAAGCGGCTTCGCTGATCTTCACAGGCTTCGCCAGATCGTGAGCCGTTGGCCGTGGCCGTGGTCGTCGGTGCGGGCCGATTTCCGGGTGCGGTCGGTAGCCATGATGAGGCCGCGGTTCGCAGCCGCGTTTAGTCGAGCGGCGAGACCTTTGGTGACGGGGAAACCTTTGGGTAGGCGGCTCCAAATGTCGTCGGCGGTGAACTCGGGCTGAAACTTTCGGCAGGCCGCTATCGCGTCATCGACTTGGCGCACCTGATCGGGTGACCATTTGGCGGCTGCTTTGGCCGAGGCTGCCATGCCCTTCTCAAACGGGGTCGGGGCCAGGCTGGTGAATAGGTCAAGTTGTTCGGGCATTAAAACGGGTCCTCCTCGGTCATAGCCGAAGCCTTGAGCTCGTCAATGAGCTGTGAGGCTTCGCGCTTCGTGGCCGGGCGGGCTGTCGAGCCAAGCGCCTTGAGCATCCGCATTTGGGCGTCGCTGGGGCCTTCAGCGGCGGAGCGGGGCGACATAGTGGTCGGCTTGTTGTCTTGGCGGGCGGCTACCTCGTTGGCCGAGGCGATCGAGCTGGTGATGCCGATGCCCATGTAGCCGAGCGCACGGCCGAGTGCCGATGTGAAGCCGACCATCCACTCGGAATCCTTGGTGTACGGCGTTTTGCCGGGGAGCGGTTCCCATGCGGAGCCGACGGCCGGGCGGGGGTCGTCGACGGAGCGCCATACGGTGACTCGGCACACCAGGAACGGTTTGCCGTCCACCTCGATGATTTCGTGGTCGAGTTCTTGGACTCGTAGGTCAGGCCATTTCTCGAGGGCGAGTTTGAGGCGGGTTGGTACGTCGACGTAGTTGTCGAGGTTCATTGGTCGAGCTCCTGTAGTCGGGCCAGGTTCGGCAGGTATTGGCGTTTGAAGCAGGGCCAGCACCAGCAGGCCCATGCGGTTGCGTCCCATCGGACGATGTCGTGACCTTCGATGACGGCGGAGCAGCCGGCGCACAACGCTTTGGTTGGTTTGCCGATTATCTGCCGTTCGTGGGTCACGGCCGTCTGTTTATCACACGGCTACGGCAGAGTCGTGGACGGTTTCCCGCTGTATGTGGTCCAGGGCAGGAAGCCGTCGCCGTTGCGCTCGAGCGAGTAGTAGTAGATCGCAAGGGCGGCGCGGACGTTGATGCGCGGGTCGAACAGCTCGTCGTGGTTGTTGGCGATGCCTTTGGACGCGAGCCAGTTTGGCGGGTTTGATCGGTCCGAACTCCAGAAGCGGTTGATCTGAAAGAGGCCGTGGTCGGGGCCGGAGTCTGCCGTTGGTTGGCATCGGGATTCGCGGTACATGATCGCTAGCGCGGTCTCGAGCACTTGCCGGTCGGCTGGCCAGCCTTCCTCGAGCATGAGTGGGGCCCATTCGGCGCAGACGGTGTCGAGGCCAACCAGGGCCGGGACGTATGCGGTGGTGGTCGGGGCCGGCACCGTTGTCGACGTGGTCGTGGATGTGGTCGTTGAGGTTGAGGTGGTGGTGACGGTGGGTGGTGTGGGCTGGATGCTCACCATTGGGGCCTGTGTGGCTCTAGGAGCCTCGTTGAGGCCGTCCTGGCCTATCCAGGCGAGAAGTAGGGCTAGGGCGCAGGTAGCGCCAATAACCAAACGGGTGATGGACATGATTGCCTCCTTGACGGTCGGGTCGTCAGTTGGGTGCGGACGGTCTACCGACTCGCCCGAGGAAGGTCAAGGCTTGGGTTTGCGGCCGATGATCGGTTCGACGGGTTGGCCCTGCTTGGCGGCGATGCCGTTGCCGATCGCATAGCCGACAATGGCGGTGATAACCGGGAGGCCGGAGTCGGCTGCGATGGCGTCGACGGCAATGAGAACGGTCAGGCAGATCAAGCCGACCAGGGCGATCAGGGCCTTTGACGGGTTGGCAAGGTTCATTGTCCCAATGCTTTCAAGATGGCGGCGTCCATGACGGCGCGGTCTGTGTGCGTCGGGCTGATCTCCAAATGTATCCAATGACCGCCAGGAGCTCCAGCGATCGTCTTGCGGTCGTAGACCTTCCAGGCGTCGCGATCGCAGCGCCAAGCACGTCCCCAGGGTTTCGGGTGGTAGTCGGCGACCATTTCGACGCCGAGGGTGTCGGCGTTGTCGACCAGCCAGGTGATGACGGGCTCGATGTCGGCTTTGTTGGTGAAGCCGATGTCGCAGGCGCGGCCGGTGGCGTGAACGGACGGCAGGCCGGGTTTGCCTTTCATGTCCCTCTTGGCATAGGAGCCGAGATGGCGCAGCTGCGGGTTTAGGTAAAGGATGATGTCGCGGAGCGCGGCTAGGCCGGGTGTGGCGGCTTTGGTGTAGCCGTTGAAGCCGGTGTACGGCCTGGTCATGCGGGCGGTGTCGGCCAAACGACGTTCAACGGGTCGGGCGTGTTGGCCGGAAGATCGCGGAGTTGCTGGCGGTATGCCTTCCAGGCGGCCGTTGAGGTCGGACTATCGGCGAGGACAGTCCAATCAGACTGTGCCAACAGCATATTCCTGGTTGATCTCACCGAATTCCATGCTTCTGCTGTTTTTTCTGCTTGTTCGCTATTCGTCAGTTGGCGTTCTGTTGTTTCGCCAGTTTCAAGGTTGATTTCGATGTGCTTGGTCACTTGATTCCCCATAGCTGCCAGTTGCCGGATGTGATTGTGGACGTACAGAAGATTCGGATTTGGTCGTATGCGGCCGCGGTTGTGAGGTTGCCGACTCCGGTGGCGGTGTCCATCGCTTGGGTGGGTGAAGCGCCTGTGCGGTAGGCGGCAAAACCGTAACCAAGTTTCCGGTTAGCGGTCGCTGATGAATAGTTCTGGAATCGAGCCAGCAAAAAGTTTTCGGTGTTTGATGCCGAAATGTTGCGGTCGCCCAAAATGAGGCGGCAGAAGCCGCCGGAAGTGCCTTGCGAGCCTTCGCCTGATGCGGTGGTGTTGCTAATGTTGATCGTTTGGGACGTGAACACTCCTGCGCCACCAGGGAAAGTTCCGTTGCTCATGTCGACGTAGAGCTGGTCCGTGGTGGCCAAACTGATGTTGAAAATCCACAATTCGACGTGGGTGTACGCCTGGCTAATCGACGAGATGGTGACGGTTGTGGCGCTGCTGATGGTTCCTGTCGCCAGGGACGTGTACGACGCCGGGGACAAGGTTTGATACGAACCGGACCCGGAACCGTTGGCTGTCCAAACCTGGCCGTTCGTGGCCGAGGTTGGGTTGAACACGTTGAGCGTGTCGCCAATGTTGTTCATGTTGGTGGCGGTGAGAACGTCGCCGTTTGCGAAGTTGTTTTTTGACGGCCATACGACTGCCATGTGTGTCTCCTAAAGGGTGTTGGTGCCCAAGATACCGAATTGGGCGGAGTCGAGGATGAACGCTAGGGATAGTGGGTATGCGGTGTTGAACGTGGTTGTCCATCGTTCGGGGGTGATGTCGTGGCTGATGCCGTTGACGGTGACGCGAACGTCGAAGCCGGTGCCGTTGGCCATTGTTCGGTTGACGACGATGGGGTCGCCGATGTCGAGGCCGAGGCCGGCTGGGACGCGGTTTGAGACGCTGGAGAGGTCGAGGGTGATTGAGTCGACGCGGAGGCGGGGTTCTTTGCGGTAGTTGAGGACGCTGGTGGCTCGAGCGAGGGCTGTGGCGTTGTCTTTCATCATTAGGCCGTCGCGGGACAGGGAGCGTAGGAAATAGTCGTTGATGCTGGTGGCGTCGGAGGCGGTTTGGGCGGAGCCGCCGAGCCGGGTGTAGGTGACTTGGTTGGCTAGTTCGGTTTCGTCGAGGTTGATGTCGAGGTTTTGGTAGGCGATGTTGGTGCCGTCGTCGTCGAATGTGGTGGGTGTTCCGGCGGCGCGGAGGGATAGTTCGGTGCGGTCGAGGTAGGTGACGTAGCCGTCGCCGTCGATAAATAGGGCGCCGAGGTCGGATTGTTCGATGTTTTGGAGTGCGGCGAGGGCTTGGCGGCTGGTGCCTGGGTCGTTTTGTAGTTCGGTGTCGCCGGGGTAGATGTTGCGAAGCCCGGCCGACCAGCCGATTTGATCGAGAATCAGGTCGATACGTTCGCCGGGTAGGTCGTTTGTGGCTGCGCCGGTGACGGTGGTGATCTCGGACAGCTGGAGTAGACGGAAGGCGTCGATCAACTGGATAGTGACGAGGGCGTAGTCGGCGGCTTGGTCAGCCCAGT